GTTGGAACCGCATCAGCCTGAGTGTAACTAGAACTGAAGCTAAAAGCAGCACCAGCTGTGTCCTGTGTGGCAGCGATTGTGCCTGGATTATAAACACCTGATGTGATTGTTCCAGCAGATACTGTACCCGCTGTTGTACCATCAGTTGTATCAATGTTTGAACCAGAGATCGTAAATGTAGAGCCAACTCTATCAACCTGAGTCGCTGCTGCGTTCACACTCAATTGCACACTACTGGATAGTTTATGCGTCAAATCAGCCATAGCAGGCGAACTAAATCCAAACAATAATAATATAGGTAAAAATTTCTTCATTGTTACTTTACAATAAGCATGCCTTTATTTATTATAGTAAATCCTTAAGAATAGGTATTGTATCCTATGATACTTGCCATTTATGTAAAGTTTTGTTAATATAAATAACACAGGTGATGTTTTCATTACCTGACAAAGGACTCGAAAGGATCGTAACCCTGCGTACAACTGCTCTCAAACCAAGACCTATAGGCAGTATAATACTTCGTCTTTCATATCCTGTAGCGAGGGGTTACAGGAAATAAGTTTCGCATCTACCCTTGATGCCCTACTTACAAACGTCTTACTAATGACAACCTCAAATATTTCACGCAGACAAACTAGCCTCCTAGCAGGCTGGCCTGAGTTTTGCGAATGGGTAACATCAACAAACAACAGAATTTATGTTGGTTGGTTTGGTGTTCTAATGATTCCATGTCTACTCGCAGCAGCAGCATGTTTCATCGTTGCTTTCATTGCAGCACCTCCAGTCGATATCGACGGAATCAGAGAACCAGTAGCGGGTTCTTTCTTGTATGGTAACAACATCATCTCTGGTGCAGTTGTTCCTTCATCAAACGCTATAGGACTTCACTTCTACCCAATCTGGGAAGCAGCAACCGTAGATGAATGGTTGTATAATGGTGGCCCTTATCAGTTAGTTATTTTCCATTTTCTCATCGGTATCTCAGCATACATGGGAAGACAGTGGGAACTATCATACAGATTAGGTATGCGTCCTTGGATCTGTGTTGCTTATTCAGCACCAGTATCAGCAGCATTCGCTGTATTCTTAGTGTATCCTTTCGGTCAGGGTTCTTTCTCAGACGGTATGCCTTTAGGTATCTCAGGTACATTTAACTTCATGTTCGTGTTCCAGGCAGAGCACAATATTCTAATGCACCCATTCCATATGGCTGGTGTTGCTGGAATGTTCGGAGGATCTTTATTCTCTGCAATGCACGGTTCTTTAGTTACATCATCTCTAATCAGAGAAACTACAGAAACTGAGTCTCAGAACTATGGATATAAGTTTGGACAAGAAGAAGAAACATATAATATCGTGGCAGCACACGGATATTTCGGAAGACTTATTTTCCAATATGCTTCATTCAACAACTCAAGAAGTTTACACTTCTTCCTTGCTGTATTCCCAGTTGTATGTGTATGGTTGACCTCTATGGGTATCTGTACAATGGCATTCAACCTAAATGGTTTCAACTTCAACCAGTCTGTAGTAGACGTAAATGGTAAAGTGATACCTACATGGGGAGACGTTCTTAACAGAGCAAACTTAGGTATGGAAGTAATGCATGAAAGAAATGCACACAACTTCCCTCTTGACCTTGCATCAGCAGAGTCAACAACAGTTGCTTTAACAGCACCTGCAATTGGTTAATAAATAGATTTGAGACTTCTTTCGTGCGGTCTCTACAATCGGAACTTACAAGGCCCCTTTACAGGGGTCTTTTTTTGTGTTATGGTGAATGCACAAATACTATTTTGAGTATGAAAATTTTCCTTGACACAGCAGATGTTGATCTGATATCGAAATATTATGGAACAGGATTGATTGATGGTGTCACAACAAATCCAACTCTAATTAAGAAGAGTGGAAAAGATCCAGAGGATGTATATCGTGAACTTGCCTTGATGGGTGTAGATGATATTAGTATGGAAATTGTAACAGATGATGCTAATGAATTCTTAACCGAAGGTCGTAGACTCAAAGAAAAATTTGGTGAAATCACAACAATTAAAGTACCTTGCACACCTCAAGGCCTGAGGGGTTGTAAATTCCTCTCAGACGAGAAGATTAGAGTAAACGTGACATTGATCTTTAGTGCTGCCCAAGCGGTCTTGGCGTCGAAGGCAGGCGCTGCCTACGTCTCGCCTTTCGTTGGTCGAGTTGACGATAATTCATTTGATGGATTGAATTTGATTAAACAAATTGCAGACATCTATGAAAAACAGTCGAGACTATATAATTTTGTTGATACGGAAATTTTATCCGCATCTATAAGAGATGTAGGAAGTGTCAGTAAGTCTTTTGAGAACGGTGCTGGTATTGTTACAATGCCTCCAACAGTCTTTGAAAAGATGTACAAACATATCCTAACTGACAAAGGTTTAGATCTTTTCCAAAAAGATTGGGAGACAGTCAACGCACTTAAAATCTAAATGAAGTTTACGATTTATTCAAAGGAAGGATGTTCCTATTGCGAAAAAGCAAAGAAACTTTTAGAATTAGCGAAGGTGGATTATAGAGTTTACAAACTTGGTATAGACTTTACAAAAGATCAGTTCATATCAGAGTTTGGTTATGGATCATCATTCCCAAGAATACTTGCGGATGACAAATTACTTGGAGGATGTTTAGACACCTTCAAATACCTTGAAGAAAAGAACTTAGTTTAATGGAAGACATTTACACAATCGTAGATAAAGCAATTGATATTGCATTTGAAGAACAAAAGTTTCACTTGCATTATTATGATTTTATGAAGTCCTGTAAAACAACAGGAACTGGAGCAAAAGAATTCATTCAAAGTTCGACTGCAAAAGAGTTGACTGATTTCATTGATGATTTGAATGGATACATCAAAGGTGGAAAAGATAGTGAACATCAATTGCTTAGAGAAGCATATGGTCATCTTGGTAAACCAAACGCAAGAAAGATTAGAGATTACTTTACTGTGATCTTAGAAGACGCACAGAGATATGAAAAGGAAAGAAGAAGAGGGAGACGTAAAACTAAAACTAAATAAATCAAGTACAAGAGGTAATGTGTTAACACTCGCTCTAACTCTAGGCACCCTTATATCGGTGCTTTTTCTCTTTGTTGGTGGTATAATAGGATGGTTATACAAAGAACACAAACAAAGAAATGATATCTCTGAGATGCATCCTGAGATGTATGACCTTAAAGGTAATGTTATTCCAGATGAAATCATTGCCTTTCGATTTGAAAATTTAAATTTCGATAACGAAACTGAAGAAGAATTATGACTACGACACACCCCACATTGGGAGAAGCTAGATTGCCAAGAAATCCTCTTTTGAGTGAGGTGTTGGCATTAGTATCAAAACAAAAAACAAAAGCGAAGAAGATTCAAACACTTAAACAGTATGAATCCTTACATCTTAAATCTGTTTTGATTTGGAATTTTGATGAATCTGTGAAGTCGCTGCTTCCAGATGGTGATGTTCCATTCAATAAAAACGAGGCGCCTGCTGGAACCGAACATTTACACCTTGCATATGAATGGAAAAAGTTGTATAATTTTGTTAAGGGAGGCAACGATGTTCTTCGACCTATCAAAAGAGAACAACTCTTTATGCAACTTCTAGAGGGATTACATCCTGACGAAGCAGAGATTATCTGTTTAGTTAAAGATAAAAATCTTAAGAAGAAATATAAGTTGACTCGTGCAATCGTTGAAGAAGCATTTCCCGATATACAATGGGGTAATCGAGGTTAACATGGCGAAAACAAAAACCAGAGATGAAGTGATGTCTGAAGCTTATTGGACACCAAAAGAAAAAGAAGATATGAATAGTAAGTATTCAACAAATCTTCTTAAAGAGAACTGTAATCAGGAAGAACTCAGTGATAAGAGTTGGCCTTCTGATGCATACATTGTGACTTATGAAATTGACGATGGAGTTCGTAAAGATCTTGTTCGTTGTCATGCAAAGGTTAATATCTTTGACATGTATTTTGATAAATTTGGTGCTGGTTCAATTGTCAGTATTGAATATGGGCCTGGAATTGTAAGTCCAAAAACATGGGGTGCAGTAACAACACCAAATAAACCTAAGAAGAGAGTGAGGAGAGGATAATGAGTGATCAAATTCGGAATCAAATTAATGACATTATTGAGGGTGAGATTCAGAATGGAATCAACGACTATTTGGAAGAGAAACAAGACAAAGAAAAAAATCAAGGACTGGGTTTTGTCACTTCAGAAGAAGCAAAAGAACTCAAAGTAAAAATATCTAATGCTGAAATCGATAAGATTATGAAGCAATATAAGAAGTTAAAGAAGAAAGAAAAATCAAATCTATCTCAAGTAAAGAGGATGGGACTAGTCGATAAACATGGGAGGCCACTCTAATGGATAAAGAAAAGTTAAAGGTTATGATAAAGGACTTGAAAAATGTTGTAAATGCGTTAGAATGTGAAATATACTCTGACACAGAGTCATATGCTCCTCGTTTAAATTACGAGGAGATTGTCAATCACATTACGGACTATGATGAGATCTTTGAGGATGATGACGGGTGACAGTGATGATCCCCGTTACTCAGAAGAGAAGTTGTTACTAAGAGCAGCTTGTTTTCGATGCCTTACCCACCACTTAGAAGAACACACAAGAGCCGTATATGAGTTTGCAACCATCTGGTGCGATGAACATAACAACGTAGGTGGAATCGAACAAGGCTTTCAAGATTATCTTAGATCATATGTAGAGAAAGCTTTTTCTAAGAGTTAATCTAAATAATATTACAAAACGTAAAACTTATGCCAACATACCCTGTTATTAACAAAGAAACTGGTGAGAAAAAAGAATTATCCATGAGTATGATTAAGTATGATGAATGGAGAAAGGAAAATCCTGATTGGGATAAAGATTGGAATGCTGGAGTTGCTGGTCTCGGAGAGGTCGGTGAATGGAGAGACAAACTGATCACTCGTAATCCGAGTTGGAATGATGTTCTCCACAAAGCATCCAAATCCCCTGGCTCTAGAGTTTCTAAAATCAACAAGTAATGGCAAGAAAAAAAGATTCTCCTATCGGTGTAGGAATGACGGCTAAACAGATGAAAAGAAAAAGACCAATCAACGCCGATCTTTTAAACAAGATCGAACCGATTACAGACAACCAAAAGATTCTCTTTGACAATTATAAAGAGGGTAAAAACATTTTTGCTTATGGTGCTGCTGGAACAGGTAAAACTTTCGTTGCATTATATCTTGCACTGAAAGATATAATGGATCAACACACACCTTATAATCAACTTTATATTGTAAGGTCTCTAGTCTCTACAAGAGAGATTGGATTTTTGCCTGGCGATCATGAAGACAAGTCTTTCTTGTATCAGATACCATACAAAAACATGGTTAAGTATATGTTTCAGATGCCATCTGATGCAGACTTTGAAATGTTATATGGTAATTTAAAACAACAGGACACAATTAAATTCTGGAGTACATCATTCATTCGTGGAACAACAATCGATCAAGCAATTGTGTTAGTTGATGAATCACAGAACTTGAATTTTCATGAATTAGATAGTATAATAACAAGAGTAGGAGAGGATGCTAAAATCATTTTCTGTGGTGATGCAAGTCAAACAGACTTACAAAAAACCAATGAGAAGAATGGTATTCTTGACTTCATGAAGATTATCGAACAAATGCCTGAACTATTTGCAATGATTGAATTTGATGTCAATGATATTGTTCGTTCTGGACTTGTGAGAGATTATCTTGTTAAAAAAATGGCTATGGGTATGTAATGTTCGTAATTGAAAATCATTTAGGTGAGTTAGAACTAGAGGCAAAACAGACTGACGGACTCCGCCTATATAAGTTACCTAATGAAGATTGGGTTCCTTCTATCACCTCAGTAACTAGTTTTTATAATCGAGAGGTGTTTCGTAAATGGAGACAGAGAGTCGGAAATGAAGAAGCAGATCGTGTCACAAAAGAGGCAACTCGCCGTGGTACAGACTTTCATGAGGCTGCACAGGCCTATCTTGAAAATAAAGAGTTAGTTTGGGATGATTACCAACCACTGACTCAGTTCATGTTTCACAGTGCGAAGTCTAGTCTTGATAAGATTGGTAAGATACACGCAATAGAACGCACACTTTATTCTGAATACCTTGGTCTGGCAGGAAGAGTCGATTGTATCGCCGAATACGAAGGCGAACTCGCTGTTATTGATTTTAAGACCTCGAAAAAAATTAAACCAGAAAAATGGATTGAACAATACTTTGTTCAAGAGGTTGCATATGCCTGCATGTATTATGAACTGACTGGAATTCCTATCCAAAAACTTATCACAATCATGGTCACACCTAACGGTGAGATTAAGGTTTATGATAAAAGAAACAAAGGTGATTACATTAAATTATTGGTGAAATATGTTAAAGAATTTATCAAAAACCGAATGGTGGCTAATGGGTAGCATTGACAAAGCACTTAAAGAAAAGTTTCTCTGTTCAGCACAGTTTGCACAGGACATAGAGGCTATTGTCAAAGATGACAATTTAGGTTATATTGATGCTATAGTAGATTATTGTGAAAAAAATGCAATTGATGTTGAATCAGTTCCGAAACTCATTTCAAAACCTCTTAAGGAGAAGTTGAAATGGGAAGCCACAGAACTCAACTTTCTAAAACGTACCTCAAGAGCAAAACTGCCCTTATGACTGGTTTTGATTGCTACAGAACATACTTAGCATTCAAAAACCATTTTACGAAAGATAACTTTGATTATTTTAAATATGGTGGCAAAACAAATGCAACCACCACATCATTTAATAAGAGAAAGGATAAATATTTTTTTGAAAAGATGTCTCGTCAGAAGAAAGACGAAGATATTGTAGATTACTTCACTGCAATTTTCTCACAGTGCGATGATCCACAGAAGATGTGGATTGGAGAGATTATAGAAACTGGTGAGAATAAATATAACGACTGGCTTAAAAAGATACAGAGTATGAACTATCTTTTTAAACAGGAGATGACAAACCTTTGTGATGATAATGAATTTAATTCTTTATTTGAATGTATGAATGGAAGACATCCAATAATTATAAAGGAGCATCTAAAGAGGAATATCACAGTCGAAACGTTAGTGATACTCGAAGGGTTGTTGGGATATAAAAAAGATTTTGATTCAAAACTTGATGATTTTGTGTGGAAAACCGTTAGTCTAAAGCTTGACAAGTACAAACCATTCTTGTTAAATAATATTAACCTTAAAAAATATAAACAAACCCTCAAGGAGATAGTTGTTAAATGAACGATTTTTTTGAATCAGATATGGTAAAAGAAAGTCTAGAAGATATTAAAAATCTTCAAGATATTATTACCGATGGTATATTAGAGTCTGCATTTTCTGCTGGTCTTGGTTATGAAGATGAGGAGGAAGAACGTGAACAACTCGATTTGGTTGAAGAATTATTAGAGAAACAACAGTTAATGTATGTCAGATGTAAACTCTCAGGAGATGAGGATGCCTTGATGGTTGCAGAGAATATGAGAGAGTCTTTAAGAAAGATGGGCATGACAAGAGGTACAACTGTAGAACAGATGTTTGAAAATATGAAGGGTACAATTCGTAAGTTAAAAGAGACGCTTGACAACTAAATAGTAGTGTGTTATATTAATAATGTAAGGACGCTTACGTTGGGAGTGACTGAATAAACTTACTGGCATAGTGCTGGTTAAGGTGATGAGACACAGGTGGTGCTGCTGATGCGAGTCAGAATCGACTTACCAGTCGGGTCTCAGGCAAAAACGTATTTACTCTGTAGTAATGCCCGTTTTTTGTTGGTACACAGGAATCCAACCTCCCTCTTTTTTGACCTAAGATGCAACTCGAAAGAGTCGGGCAGATGGTCTCCCCTAACACAAATAAAAATAAATCTAATAAAATCTAATGTCTTTTTCTAATCTAAAAAAACAATCCTCACTTGGTTCTCTGACTGCAAAACTTGTTAGTCAGGTGGAAAAAATGAACAAAGGTTCTAACGGTGTAGATGATCGTTTATGGAAACCAGAAGTTGATAAAGCAGGTAACGGTTACGCAGTAATCAGATTTCTCCCTGCACCAGACGGAGAAGATTTGCCTTGGGCAAAACTCTACACACATGCATTCCAAGCATCTGGTGGTTGGTACATAGAGAATTCACTAACAACACTTGGTCAAAAAGATCCAGTCTCTGAGCACAACTCACAACTCTGGAACTCAGGTGTTGATTCAGATAAAGAAGTCGCAAGAAAACAGAAACGTAAGTTATCTTATTACAGTAACGTATATGTTGTAAAAGATCCTTCAAACCCATCGAATGAAGGTAAAGTATTCTTATTCAGATTTGGAAAGAAAATCTTTGATAAGTTAACTGCTGCGATGCAACCTGAGTTTGAAGATGAAACTCCCATCAATCCATTTGATTTCTGGGCGGGTGCAAACTTCAAGATTAAAATCAAAAAGGTTGCTGGATACTGGAACTATGACTCATCTGAGTTTGCTGCTCCTGCTCCACTTCTTGATGATGATGATGCAATGGAAACAATCTGGAAGAACGAACACTCTCTTGCAGAACTTGTTGCTCCAGATCAGTTCAAGTCATATGAAGATCTCAAGAAGAGACTTAACTATGTTCTTGGTCTAACTGTTGCACCTAAGAGACAAGATCCAGAAGTTGCTGATGAAGAAACTACTCGTGGTGAACTTGAAGATCTAAGTGAAGGTAAAGGTCGTGCAGTTGTTGACACAACACCATCCTCTGTCAATACAGATGATGATGAAGAAGATGCACTTAGCTATTTTGCAAAATTAGCTGAAAATTAGAAAATACCCCGAAAAAAATTCGGGGCCATTTTTACGCCAGAGGTCGCTCAAAACGACCTCTTTTTTTATGGAGATATAAGTCTTGGATTTTCTGTCTTTTTTAAATCATCATTGATATATTGACTAGATTCTTTGTATTCCATAATATTAGCAAAATCCTCTAAGAAGAAGTTAAGATACTCTGATTTTAAAATATTGATATTTCTCTTTGCATCATTTAAATTAGTTTCATGTTCTAGGAAACTAACTAATTTGATTTTAGATTCCGTTCTTAAAACACCATTATCTAAAAAAGTAATTGAGTGTCCAGATGAAACGTGTAAACCTTCTGATTGAATTAATCTTCCGTTTGAATCTCTTAAAATTTCAGTTTCATAATGATGAACATTAGAGAGTTGTTCACTTGTATATTTTCCGTTCAGATAATTTAAAAAATCTTGATTTGACATTGGCCATTCATCTCTAACATGAATGATATTATTTGTAGTTAACACAACCCAATCAAGTCCAGAGTCTTTATAGAAATCATATGCAATCTGATCTGGTCTTTCGTCACCAACTATCGAATATTTTGTAAATGCTGTAATTTCATCAAAAATATCGTCACGAATTACCGCTCTTTTAAATATATTTTTTACAGTTTGATAATCATATGCAGATGTTCGATCATTTGCCAATGATGGATAATCGAGTTCTGGAAGTTGTTTGAAATAACTGTTTGATGATCCTGAGTATGTCATAATTAGTAACCTACGCTATCTTTTGGAGTTCCTTGTTCTTGATCCCCTTCATATATTGGTCTAAGTTCAGTAAAGTTAAGACCCATTTTAACGGCAACTGGTTGAGAATCTCGATATGCAGACCAATAACCATTTGGAGCATAATCAACATTCATCGTTGTTAATGCAAGTCCGCCTGGATTAAATTGATTTACAGTTTTCAACATATCTCCATCTCTTTTTCCATTTTTGTATTGTAAAGTAAATACGTCAGGATTTGCTAGGAACGTGGTGCTGTTAAATTTTGGTGCCATTCCAACCTTTAAGAATCGAATTATTTTTCTAATCTCTTCACCCTCTTTTTGACTTCTTGCTATCATTGTAAACTCAAAAGCAAAGTCTCTTATGACAGGCCCTTGAAATAACATCTCTGCATTTGGATTTAAAACTCTACCACCAGCTCTAGCTAAGAATGTATCCATATCCACTTCTACACCAAATGCAGATCCCGCCGCTTTAGTGGCTAATTGAGTTACTTGAGCTTGAGTCATCCCTTTCGCACCCAACCCTTCATTTCCTTGTGGCCCTCGACCTAAATTTGCTTTAAAATCAGCCATACTGTCTTTGGCTTCTTTTCCTGTCAAATTTAAGTTTGTTATCATACTTCCAGCACCTAAAACTTTTTGAGCTGCACCAACAGCCGCAAGTCCAGAAATAGTTAACTCACTTTTTCCCCATTCAACACCATTTACGTCTGTTGCTTTTGGCATTGGTAAGAAAATACTTCCACCAATTTCACTACCTACGACACTATCACCAGCTACATTATATGTGCTTCGACCAGCAAAACTGTCATAATTTACATCTCTTTGTGATTTACTTTGGTTTACTGTTGGTCTTCGATATTCATGACGTGTAATCTTCATATGATCTTGATTTAAATCAATATCAAGTGGATATGCCATAACATCACTTCCAGCTGTTTTACCTCTTCGATATGCACCATAAGCAGTTTTTGGTGTTGTGAAAGCTAAAGGTGGTGAATTTGAAGTTTCTATATCAACAAACTGTTCATTAGTTAATTTTTTATTTTCTTTTGTGTAGTAATCATTAAGTTCAGACGCTGTTAATCTTTCAGTTGTATCTTCATAAGATTTTTTAGCTGAGGTATATTTTGCAACATTATATGCTCTCAATGCTTCATCTGAATTTGCAATATCTGAGAATGCACTAGTATTTGGATTAACAGGTGTTAAAACTCCATTTATATCTTCTTTTATGCCTACTAATTTTCCGCCATCGAAATCGAAAGCGTAATTAGTTCCGTCTATATCATATTTTTTACTTTTTTTAATTGACATTAACTTTTGTTGTAAATTCTGTCTCTTGGGACTGGAATCCCTCTCATATCAACGAATCTTTCGGTGGGTAATTGCGCTACGTCTGACCATTCACTACTAGGAATACGATATGGTGTTCCTCTCACACCAGTGTACACATATTTATGTAGCGTCCTTTGAGGAACTGCAACTGCACCCTGAGCAGAGTTATTTAGTAAGCTTATTGCGAGTTCATCTCTTTGAGTTAAACGAACATAGTGAAGATTGCATCCTAAGAACCCACCTTTTTGATATTCAATCACATATGTAAGTGGATACATGTCATAATATGGTTGCTTTGTCTGTGCTGAGTATGTGAAAAAATATAATTGGCCAGGAGAAAACCCAGCTGTATCTGCAGCGTCATCATCAAAGTTTGTAGATCCAAGTTCCTCAAGTAATTGACTCCGAAACCAATCCTCAGAGACTTGACCACTAACTTTATCTAGTATAGTTTGAAGAATACTCATCGAATTCCTAATTCTTTCTCAGTCATAATTTTAAATTCTAATTTGCGATCTGCACAAAACTCTCTAGCTGCCTTCCATTTTGCTTGATTCTTAATATATGTCATAGATTCATTAATCAATGTTTTTCGTGATTTACCCTTTGTGACTTTTGGTTCTAATGTTTCTCTTAGTGGTTTAACTTCAATCACAGATCTTTTTATATCACCATCTTTATCTTTATATTTAATAAAAAAGTCTGGAAAATATCTACGAACTCGATTGGTTGTTGGATCTTTATAAGGAACCCAAAATTCCTCAGACGCCCATTCAAGTATATTTTCATTCAAATCACAGTAATTCATGAATTTTCTCTCCCATAAAGATCGATAAATAATATTACGATAATCACCCTTATACTTTTTAGGGTTGGAAGGTCTATATATCCCTTTATAGCTCATATATAATAATAACAACTTAAATTTATTTATTGTGTCAGAAAATAATTTATTTCCAAGAAGATCAGATATATTTAGAGGTACAACTTTAGATAGTAGAGATAGTTTGTCAAGAGCCTCTCTTGATACTCTTTATCAAGTAAGTTTTTCATTTGGAAATTATGAAACATGGTTAAAAACAATACCGAATAAGAATAGAACTCAAGGAAGAAATTTTACTGAAAAAATGTCTCTGTTATGTACACAAGCTGAGATTCCAGGCACAAATTATAATACTGATACTGCAACTGGACATCATCAAGGTATTCAAGAGCAGTTTCCAAATATGAGAAACTTTCCACCTTTAAATCTTACTTTTTATTGTGATGCTGATATGGTGATTCTAGAGGTTTTAGAAACTTGGATGAGTTATATCAATCCAATTCAAACAAATAGAAGGGATATGAGTGCATACTCAAGATTTAATTATCCAGAAGATTATAAAGAAATTATTCACATAACAAAATTTGAAAGAGATACTTTCACTAAAAAAACTGGAAGTTATCAATCCAATATGACTAGTTATGAGTTTGTAAATATTTGGCCAACTGATCTTACATCAATGAGAGTTGCCTATGGTGATTCAAATGTGTTACAATGTAGTGTACAGTTTGCTTATGATAGATTCTTCACGAATTTTAATTCTGTAGATTTTAATCAAGCTGTTCTTAATACATCAAATGGAGTTGTAAATTCAAATGATCAAGTTCGTACACAGGGTGGCCAAGGCGGATTACCTTTAGGAAAAACAACACAAAGAGGTGGACTACTTACTAAATAAAACACTGAACAAGACATTATGCCCTTACCAACAATTGAAACTCCAACGTATGAGTTGAAGTTGCCTTCATCAAACAAAAAAATTAAATATCGACCTTTCCTTGTTAAAGAAGAGAAGATTTTAATATTAGCTCTAGAATCAAAAGATCAAAACGAAATTACAAATTCTGTAACAGATGTTTTGAAAAAGTGTATTTTAACGAGAGGAATTGATGTTGATAGTCTTCCTACATTTGATATTGAATATTTGTTTCTAAATATTCGTGCTAAATCAATCGGAGAGGACATTAAAATGACCATAACATGTCCTGACGATAAAAAAACACAAGTTCCAGTAACAGTATATGTCGATGAAATTAAGGTGGTTAAACCAAAAGATCATAAGACTGATATTGTTTTAGATGATAAAATGACTCTTCGGATGAAGTATCCATCATTGAATCAATTTATCGAATCTAATTTTGATGTTGAGGATGAGTCAAAGACTATCGTTGATAAAACTTTTAAAGTTGTTGCTGACTGTATGGATACTGTTTATACAGAGGAGGATGCTTGGGAAGCTAAAGACTATACTCCTGATGAAAGAGTTAAGTTTATAGAACAGTTAAATTCAAAACAATATAAGGAAGTTGAGAAGTTTTTTGCATCCATGCCTAAATTATCTCACACTATTGAAGTTATAAATCCGAACACAAAACAAAAGAATAGTGTTGTTTTGGAGGGTCTTGCTGATTTTTTCGGCTAAGTATTGCACGAGAGGATCTTGAATCCTATTACCGTATCAATTTCGCTCTCATGCAATACCATAAATACAGCTTGACGGAACTTGAAAATATGATGCCTTGGGAAAGAGATATTTATCTAACTCTTCTTATAGATCATATTGAAAAGGAAAATCTAAAGAGACAACAACAAGAGGGCGTTCAAAAGTATGGATGAAGAAGAATTAGAACAACCGAAAAAAATAACCATAGGTAATTTTTTTGAGTCAATTAAATCAATTGACAAGGTGGCTAATCGTGCTCTAAAAACATCCAACTCTAATTTAGGTGTTATTCAAGAACAAAAATCTATAATTGATAATCTATCAACGTTGATAGAGGGAATGCAATCAGATATTCAAGAAATTAATAATTATATTATTGTAGAAAAAAATGAAAGAGAAGATAAACTTTTTGAAGAACAAGATAAAAAACAAAAAGAAGAAATGAGAGAAAGAGCTGAGGCTCTTAAAGGTGAAAAGGGTGATCAAGGAGATCAAGGTACTCAAGGTACTCAAGGTACTCAAGGTACTCAAGGTGAACAGGGTGAAGGTTTATCTCCATCATTAGGAAAAGGAGGAGGAGGTTTAAAAACATTACTTGCATCTGTAGGAATCCTTGGAGCCACTAAATTAATGGGTTTTTTGAGGAATCCTTTAGGTTTGAAGAAAAGTCTTTTGCCAGGAGGAAACAATAGTGCAAAAGATATAGAAAAAAGATCAAAATTAATTGGTGAAGATAGACCAAGAGGATTGACAGGAATGTTTGGTGGTTTGGCTGATGCCTTTACAGGTAATAAATTTGACTTTGATAAAAGAGGTGGTAAAAAAGAAGATATTAAAAACGATTTAAAGGATGAAATTAAGTCAGAGATAAAACAGGAATTAAATCTTACAAGTGGAAGAGGAGAATCAATAGAACCAGAGAAAAAAGAAAATAAATTTAATTTATTTGAAACAATAAATCCATTTGCTAGAATTAGTGGCATGCTTGGTAGAAAATTTGGTAAAAAAGATGAAATTAAGGAAGTAGAGGGTGAAAAAGATCAAGTAAAGGAAGGCAATTTTATCACTAACTTTTTTGATAAGATTCGTGATTTTGATGGTAGGCCTGGCTCAAGAAAAACTAAGGATAAAAATAAATTTTACGATAAAGACGGTAACTATATTGGTAATAATGAAAGAAAACTAGAGTTTCAACAAAAGAAAGATGATCTAGAAAGTAAAAGAGATCAACTTAAAATGGAAACCACTATAAACCCCGATGGATCAATTACAAGTGAAGGATCGGGAACTCTTCTTGGTGGTGAATTATACAAGCCTGGTGAAAAGATGACTATTAAACAAAGAACGTCAATACAAGCTAGAATAATGATGTCAGGTGAAGGTAGTATCGATTCACAAAAATTAGAGGATTATAAAAATTCTGGTGGCCCATTAACAAGGGAAGAGTATATGAAGTCGGAAAATATTGAAGCTGGTGTATTTTCTCCCATAAGTGATGAGGACTTAAAGAGGGAACAAGACCTTGATAAAGAGGGAAATATATTTAGTAGTATTGGTGGAGTTGCAGACTCTCTAACAGGTGGAGTTTTTGATTTTGATAAGAGGGGTGATAGCAAAATACAAAGAGTTGGAAAAGGTTTTATAGATGCTTTGAGTGGTAATATGCTTGATCTTGATAAGAAAGGTGGAAAACCATCTGGAGTCATGCGTAATCTTACAGGCATGGCAGACTCTCTAACAGGTGGAGTTTTTGATTTTGATAAGAGGGGTGATAGCAAAATACAAAGAGTTGGAAAAGGTTTTATAGATGCTTTGAGTGGTAATATGCTTGATCTTGATAAGAAAGGTAAGATGGATTTGTTTGGCATACGAAAGAGAATGGAAAATAAAAAGAAAAAAGAAGCTTATCAAAACAATCCTCATGTACAGGAATTTAACGAAGATAAAAATGAACTGTATGATTACAAGAGTAAAATTCCGATGAATACCACTGTAAATCCTGATGGATCAATTACAAGTAAAGGATCTGGTGAATTACTCGGTGATGAACCTTTTACTCCTGGCCAGCCTTTGACTGAAAAACAAAAAATGGTTGTAAAGATGGGAATAGATATGGGAAATACATTTAGTCCAGAAATAATGGAAAGTTATAATATGGAAACTATTAAACCAATAATAGAAAGTAATGAGAAGGATTTATCTAGCACTATTAAACCAATAATAGAAAGTAATGAGAAGGATTTATCTAGCACTATTAAACCAATAATAGAAAGTAATGAGAAGGATTTATCTAGCACTATTAAACCAATAATAGAAAGTAATGAGAAGGATTTATCTAGCACTATTATTCAATCTGTAGATGCGAATAATCAAGCAATACAAGTTTTAAACGCACAAAATCAAATTAATAATCAAATTAATAATCCAATTCCACCAAATAATAATCCATCTCCTTTAATTCAAGCAAGTCCCCCACAAGTTGCAGATGCAGAAATAAAAGTGACAGAGGCTCCCATACCTTTTAGAAAACTTCTATCATCTAAAAAATACTTATCAATAACTTCAAATTCTAAATCTGGATTACCACCAGAAATAGCTTCAATGATTTCATAATGGAAAATAGATTTCTTATCACTAAATGCATGTTACGTCCTAATGAGGGATCCTCATTAAAGGAGGACTATGATATAGCTCGTGGAAACCCAATCATTGATTATTATGAGAGTCTTGATAGTCCTACTATAGCAATGACTCTAACTTTTGTTGATATTGATCAAGTGATAAGTAGAGTAGGAATTACTGGTGGAGAGTATATAGATGTAACAGTTAAAATTGATGGATATGATGACTTTAAACTTACATCTAAAAAACATAAGTTGATGTTAAACTCTGTTAGAAATGTTATCACTGAAACTAAAAAACAAATAGCTACTTTAGAGTTTGTATCGGTTGAAACAATTATAAATGAAACATCGAGAGTAAATAAAAAATTTACTGGTAATGTTTCACAAACTGTTTTTGAGTTACTCATAGGTGATGATAAAGGAATTCAAAGTAGTAAAGAGTTAACAAAAGATAGCGCTGCTAATTCTTACTCGTTTGTAGGCAATTTAAAAAGACCTTTTGATACTATTCAATGGTTGTGTCCAAAAACACAATCATCTACAAAGAATTTTGGTTTCTTATTTTATGAAAATTTAGATGGGTATAATTTTAAATCAATCGAAAAATTATTAGATCAAAAACCAAGTTTTACATATACTCAAACAGATAAACCATATGATAAAGATGCAAAGGGTTTTAAAATTTTACAAAATAATTTAAATCAATCAAATGATATTGGTCTTAACTGTAGACTGGGAATGTATGCAAATAGAACCATATATGTTGATATTGAAAATCAAACTATGAGTGAAGTTGATTTTAAAATTACAGATTTAAAAATGAAAAAACCAGTTAAATTATTAAACGGTATTGAGAATTATCCAACCCGATTAATGCTTCGAGTAAGTGATCTCGGAGTTGCACAAAAAGGATCGAAAAAAAGTGATACTCAACCCGAAAGTGAGCTTGCCGTTTATCAAAATAAATCTTATATTAGAAATAACTTATTATTTTCACAATCCTTACAAGTATCAATTCCAATTAATCCCGATTTAAGAGTTGGTGAGTTGATTAAAATTAAATTACCTCTTAAAAAAGATGATGAAAGTGCTGAAACAGGTTCATATGGAAATGAAAAAACTAACGATCCTAGTGGAAATTATATAATATCTGAATTAAGACATCTTATTGGTGGCGGAAAGTCAGAAACACAACTTACGTTAATTCGTGATGTATTTACCGCTTAAATAGAAGAAACAGGAACAATCAAATGAAATCAATCGAAGACCATATGGAACACGATAAGAAAATTATCGAAGATCCACAATCAAACCCAGCAGCACGCAGACATGCAAAAGAAGAATTGCATGAGTTAGAAGAGTATGTAGAACATCATAAAGAAGAAATCAAGGCGGGAGACCACCATGATCCCAATGCTTTGGAAATATTCTGTGATTTGCATCCAGATGAACCAGAATGTTTAGTATATGACGATTAATTAGATGTATCAACCATCAACCAATTTTATAGGAAAAGATCCAATGCAATGGTGGATCGGTCAAGTCACCGATCCAGATAAAGGAGAGTGGGGAGATTCTTTAGAGAAAAAACAAGCGGACGATGGAGAGGATATCTATTCGTTTAGATGTAGAGTTCGTATTATTGGATATCATGGATGTGCAGATGATTTACCAGATAATGAACTACCACTAGCTCATGTTCTTTTACCACCAAACACTACAACCACTGGTGGTTGTGGAGCCACCTTGCAGTATCAAGGTGGAGAAGTTGTAGTTGGATTTTTCTTTGATGGTGAAGATGGCCAACAACCAGTTATATTTGGAACTTTATTTAAACAAACTTTTATCCCAGATGATCTAACAACTGATCAATTTAATGCAAAAAAACAAACATGTTTTACTCCATATACTCCACCTAAAGTAAGACAAAGAGCTGGTAAACAACGTCAAGCACCTTCATCACCTTGGGGTGGTGGATTCTCGCCTGGTGAATTGGTAAAAACAATCGCAGCAAAACAAAAAGAAGCATCTACAAATATCACCATCGACAATTTCACTGCTTGTGAAGATAATGAGATATCAAAGATAAGTAATACAATAAAAGACTTTACTCGAAAGTTGGAAACTCTTCAACAATTAAATGATCAAAATTCATATGTTGATCCTATTTACGGTGGTATTATTGATATTCAAGAAGAGATAAAATTAACTACAAATAAAATTCATAACTCGACAACAAAACTAGTTCGTCGTGCCAGATCATGGTTAATACAAGATACTTTAGATAAACTAAACCTAACTTTAAAAGATAAAACACCTAAAACACTACAGGCACCTGTAGGTCAGGCAACTAAATCTTTAACTGATGTAATTTTTTGCAATATTGAAAAAATTCAAGATGCTCTTTTAGATTATCTTTCTAAGAGTTTAGAGAATATGATCGGACAAGTTTTAGATGTACCTGTTTGTGGTATTGAAAACTTTTTGAGTGATATGTTTGGTCAGATTAATAATATTTTAGATACAAACCTTGGAAATATATTTGGACAATTAAACAATATTCAAGGTGGTGGTATTGGACTTCCAAGTTCAACATTTTCAAAAGCAATTAAATATGCAAATATTATTACAAATGTTCTTGATTGTGATGCTCTAAATTGTCCACCAGCAACTTCATATTCTTCAAAAAACGGAGTTTCAAAAGCAACTGAGGATAGTTTTGATAATATAATTAATAAAATTGGATTAAATTCTTTGATAGATCCTCTTTTAGATAGTCTCGATAATGCCATTCCAGCAAAACCATCTGCACCAAATTGTCAAACTAATGTTCTTAAATGTGGCCCACCACGAGTAGACTTTATAGGAAGTAGTGGTCAAGGTGCAACTGGATCTGCAATTGTAAATGCTTTAGGTAATGTTATTGGTGTTGCAATTAATGGCACAGGATTTGGATTTGAGGAACCACCCTTACTTTCATTCTTTGATAGTTGTGATAAAGGTTATGGAGCTGGAGGTTATCCAGTGATGGGGACTGTTTCACCGATTGCAAATGGAACAAATGTATCTGTGGGTGGTGTTGGAGGAACACAAATTACTGCAAATAATCTTCCTGTTAATGCTGGTGGACAAGGAGGAATACCAGTTACAACTTCTAGTGGACAATCAGTTACAGCAGATGGAGATTTAGTAGTTGCTGGTGGTACAGGAGGCATTCCTGTGACCGCTGGTGGTACAGGTGGAATACCAATAACTGTTGGTGAAATACCTGTGATCGTTAATGGTGAAGGTGGACAAGGTTTGATAGCTGGTGCTTTTCCTGTTGTGGTTGGATCTACTGGTACTGGTGTTGGTGCTGACGGAGTAGGTGGCGGCACTGGTGTTGGTGCTGGTGGTGTTGGTGCTGGTGGTGTTGGTGCTGGTGGTGCTGGTGGTGTTGGTGCTGGTGGTGGTGTTGGTGGTGTTGGTGCTGGTGCTGGTGGTTTTGATGGTTTTAATATAACGGTTGGTGGTGAGAGTGATTTGGATGAATTATACGTCCCTGATCCAAATGGATCAAGTTTAGGTGTTGTTGGTGTTGTAATCACCTCCCCTGGCCAAGAATATCTATCAAATACAACTGAAACAGATATAGATGGTAATGTACAAGAAGTCATACCTGATCCAAATGAAAATTATGATGGAGAACAATCATACCTTACAGAGGTAGCAGATGTTGTTGTTGAAAATACAGGGTTTGGATATGGGGATAATGATACAGCTTCAATAGGTGGTGGATCTGTTGATTCTGCTGGTAATACTTTGCCAGGCGATGCGAATGCTGATACAATACAAAAACCTGGCCAAGCACAAATTGAATTAAATATTCAGAATGGATTGATTGTAGGTGCGAGTGTTGTTAATGGTGGATTTGGGTTTACTAAACTTCCAGAAATAACAATAAATAGTGACACTGGAGCTGGTGCTAAATTATTACCAGTTCTTAAATTTACTAAGGTTGATGATGCATCTCAACTTGCTCAGACAACTCAAACATCTGTTATAACTGTTATTAGTTGTATCGAGAAATAAAATGTCAAAGAATAAAGCTTCAAACGACGGACAAAATTTAGAAAGAGACGTACATTTAAGGTATTGCACTCAGAGTGGACAGAGTAGTATTCATGGCGATACTCTCTATGAAGTTCAAACTCAAGAGGCACAATCTTTTGCGTTTCATTCTGGAACAGGTCAAGGTGGTTCTGGTGGTGGGCCTGGAACTGGTAAGGCAGTCTTATATACGCCAGGATCTTCAACAGAGGTACTTGGTGAAGGATTGAAAGTCAGAAGTGCTGGTGATATTTCTCAGTTACCAGCTAAAATTATAAAGTGTAAAAAAGGTGATGTAGTTATTGATTGTGAGAATGGAGATATTACACTGAGAGGAAGAAATATTAATTTTGAAGCGATTGGTGGTGGCCAAGATGGACAGTTTAATATCAAGGCTACTAGAGTTGCGACTATTGATGCACCTGATGTTCGACTTCAAGGTGAAAAAATACTAATAAAAGCTGATAATACCACTAATATAATAAGTAAAGGTTTTATGGAACTTAAGTCTGGATTCACATTAGCAGCAACTTTTTCAGATGAAGCTTATGGAACAATGTCTCAAGTCTTAAAATCAGCATCTACAATCAATGCACCAAAGGGGCCTAACGCATGAATATATCTAGACAACAAGTTGATAAGTTAATTGTAGGAACAAATGATGTTTCTTATGTTGCACCTGATACTTCTCCAACTGGAACTGCGGTATTAAATGGCCCTGTTTACGTTGGAAAGACTGGTGCATCGCCAGGTTATGAGGCACTTTTAAATATCACATCAAACTCTGCACCACAGAGTCCACTTGATACTCAACCAGCTTGCAGTGCAAGTTTGGCAATGAAATCTGATGGTAATATGACTGTTGCAGGCGACGGTAAAACTGCCAATGCCTTACTTATATCTGGTGGATCATCTGTTGATACCATCAGTGTCATAGGTGATATGACTGTTTCTGGTTCAGTTGATTGTGGTAATAAGGGTAGACTTGCATCTAGGTTTGCTGCTGCGGATGCATCTCCAAAACCATTTGATTTAGTTCATCCTACAAAAGGTGAGGGTCATCGTCTTCGTTATGCATGTATTGAGGGCCCAGAGGTTGCAGTTTACTGTCGTGGTAGATTAAAAGAGTCTAATGTGATTAATTTGCCCGATTACTGGAAAGATTTAGTTCATGAAGATAGTATCACTGTTCAATTACAACCGATTGGATCAAATCAAAATCTTGTGATTCAAGAGTTTAATAATGAATTCATTGTCATCGCAGAAGATTCAACTAATACTGATTTGATTACTGATTTATCGACCATTGATTGTTTCTATCATGTATATGGCGAAAGAAAAGATATCAATCCTTTGATAGTTGAGTATGAGGGTAACAGTTGGGAGGATTATCCAGATCCAAACTTTGATCCAAATAAGGTTGATTCTGATAAGAAGAATACAAAAGATCCTCGATTTGATGGCCCACCAAACACATTTACAAAATGAGTTTCCCTTACATAGAAGAAGATTTTATTTCTTTGAGTGAGTGTCAAAGACTTATAGATTATGCTACGTTAAATAAGAGTGAAAATGTGAGTCGTGATGATGTTTATTCTACAGACATTGAATGGATTGATCATGGCGCTACATATTATGGTAATAATGTTGATCCTATAACACCCGAAGACAATGATGAGGTTGTTACAAAGGTTACTGAAAAGTGTAAAAGTTTAGTTAATTGTCAATTGGGTTATGTTGGTATCGTCAGATGGCCAACTGGAACATTCATGAAACCTCATTTTGATAGTAATAATGTTCATACACCAAATAAAGTTGCAGCGATGCTGTATCTAAATAATGATTTTGAGGGTGGCAACTTAATTTTTCAAGATGTGACGGTCAAACCAGAGCCAGGAAAATTAATTATCTTTGAAAATACAAAAAATCTACATTATGTTGATAAAGTAGAGAACTCAGAGAGATATGCACTCTCTTTTTGGTATTATTCCGTTGAATAAATAAACTTAGACAGAATCTGTAATTAGAGAAAAATAGGATGCCCCTTTCAAGACTGGAGAATTTTCTAAAGAATATACAAGGTAACGTCATCTACGTTGATCCCAATGAATTGGATGCGACTGATAGTATTGAAAACCAAGGAAACTCCCAAACACGACCATTTAAAACCATACAGAGGGCTCTGATTGAAGCTGCTAGGTTCTCTTATGTTGTAGGACAAAGAAACGATAAGTTTGATTTAACAACAATCATCCTCGCTGCTGGTACACATACAGTGGACAACAGGCCAGGATTTATACCTTATAGTTCTGGTGGTAATGCAAGATATTTTACAAGATTTGGAGAGAGTAATCAGATATTAAGTCCGTTCGGATTAGGTAGTAACTTTGATTTAACCTCACCTGACAACGAACTATACAAATTAAATAGTGTTCGTGGTGGTGTAATTATACCAAGAGGTACATCAATTGTAGGTAAAGATCTTCGTAAGACAAAGATAAGACCTAAGTATGTTCCAGATCCAGATAATAATAACATAGATCCAACTGCAATATTCAGACTAACTGGTGCTTGTTATATTTCACAATTCACTATCTTTGATGGAGATCCATCTGGTAACGTATATAAAGACTACACTGCAAACTTATTTACACCAAGTTTCTCACATCATAAACTAACTTGTTTTGAGTATGCTGATGGTGCAAACGCAGTTACAATTAATGATAGTTTCTTAAATGTAAACTCAACATCAACTGATCTTGATATGTATTATCAGAAAGTTGGTGATGTTTATGATGCTGGTACAGGAAGACCAATCGAACCAGACTATCCATCAGGCAGTCTTGATTTCCAGACAAGAGTAGAAGAATACCGTATTGTAGGATCAAAAGGACAACAGGTTGGTATTTCATCTATCAAGTCTGGTGATGGTGCAACTGCGTCTACAGTGGTTACTGTTGATCTAGATGCAAATCTTACAGATCTTTCAATCGACACTCCTGTTCGTATCTCTGGTATCAGTACGTCTGGATATAATGGTATCTTTGTTGTATCAGAAGTAGTATCTACCACACAATTCAAGTATGTGGTTAGTGCTGCACCAAACAACCCACTACCAACACTGACAAGTGCAAACGTGAACATTGAAGTTGATACAATCAACTCTGCTTCACCATACTTATTCAATCTATCGAAGAGATCTGTCTTTGGTATGAATGGTATTCACTTGGATGGTGCAAAGGTTACAGGATTTAAGAGTGGATTACTTGCACAGTTTACAGGTAATGCACTTCAGAAAGATGATAAGGCATTCGTTAGATATAATTCAACATCTGGACAGTATGAAGATTACACAAGTGTAGACAATCTACACTTAGATCCAGCTGCGATTTACCGCCCAGAATATGAATCAACTCACGTTCGTGCATCAAACGATTCAGTTATACAGGCAGTTTCAGTCTTTGCGATTGGACATAAGAGTCAATATGTAGCAGATACAGGTGGTGAACTATCACTTGCAAACTGTAATGCTAACTTTGGTGAAAATGCACTTTTATCTGATGGATTTAAAAAGGCAGCATTTACTCCAGATAACGCTGCATATATTACACATCTCATTCCACCAAAAGAAATTGATGATGAAACTGCAAATGTAGATTACCTAACACTTGACGTAGATAAGACAATCGGTGTAGGTACAGTTACAAGATTATACTTTGAAGGATTTACAAACCAAGATGCTCCACCACCACATGTTGTAGATGGATATCGATTTGGTGCTGCATTAGACGATAAAATAAGATTACAATTGAATATTAATGGAAATGAAGGTGACTTCGTTTCTAAGATTGTGATGCCAACTGAGACTGGTATTACAACAAACACAGGTGAGAAGAGATATGTTGTTAATAATGCTGTTGGTGTAAGTAGTATTAGTTCAAATATTATATCTTTAAAGACTGATCATAATTTAATTACTGGTGAATCAATTCGTATTATTGCAAATGATGGTTTCTTACCTGATGGATTAGAAGAAGATCAAGTTTACTTTACAATTAAAGGTAGTAATGCAAATGATCTTAAAGTTGCAAGAACTTTAAATGATGCATTAGAAGGAACAGCACTTACAATTAACAACACTGGTGGAGAACTTGTAGTTGTTAGTCGTGTATCTGATAAGAAATCAGGTGATATTGGACATCCAATCCAGTTTGATATTCCAAATAAAAATTGGTTTGTCAATGTTTCAAACGAATCTATTGATAATGAAATTTATCCTACATTTGTTGGAGTCGGAACAACTGCTCTTGGTGCAAATACACCTAAGTCATACTTTGTAAGAAAAGAGAACTCAAGAGGTCTTGATGATTCAATCTATAAGTTTAGATATGTCATCCCTGCTGGAATCACAACTGCAAGGCCACCAATTGAAGGTTATGTCATACAAGAAACAAGTGATACAACTGGTTCAACTGATGGAGAGATTACAACTACATCATTAACTAACATTGATGATCAAAGAAATTTCCACTTCTTAAACGAGGCAAACTGGACAAGCAATGTTGCAACAGTAATATCAGAAGAACCACATAACTTAACTGTTGGTTCTGTTGTGAATGTCAATAAGATTACGTCTGCAAATAACGCAACTGGTATTGGTAGTTCTGGATTCAACGGAAGATTCTCAGTCATAGGTATCACAAGTGCAAGGGGATTCCAATATTCACTTAATGCAGATCCAGGCTCATCAACTCTTGATGCACAAACAAGAACTGTTGGTAATCTACCAAACTTCTCGAAGAATGAATATGCACAAAGTTTCTACATTTATGAGTCAGAAGAAGTCAAGGAACATATTACGGGAGAACAAGATGGTGTTTATCATCTAACTTGTCTACATTATGATGTAAAACCAACGGTATCACCATTTACGAACTATAAGTTCAGTCAACCAGTCAAAGATCTTTATCCACAGGTAGATCGAGACAATCCCAAGTCTGATCCTGATGTTGCCATCAGTCATGCTGTATCGAAAACAATCGGTAAGGTTGCATCAAGTGATCTAAAGAATAGTATTACGAAGGATACACAAAATAAATTCTTACTACAGAATGGAATCAGTGTTGGAATAACAAGTATTGTTTCTGATAATGGTGCTGGTCTTGCTCATACTGCATACTTAGCAGTTGAACATAATCTAAATTCAATTCTATCTGTTGGTATTGGATCATCTGGTATCGGATATGGAGAGGGTTCTGCCACAACATTACATGGTGCAAAACTTGTTGGAGTTGGTTTAGGTAGCACAGCGAGTGGTGGTGCAACTGCAAATATCACAATCGATGCTCGTGGTGGTATTACTGGAGTCACTATTGTAAATGGTGGTGGTGCATATGGTATCGGTAACTCTGTTGAAGTTGTTGGTGTCACAACTGCTGCTGGACACGTTGTTGGTATATTAACAGTTACAAATGTTTATAGTGCTGTTGATCAAGTTGTTCAGATTGCTGGTATTCGATCTGATACTAACTCAAAACTTAATAACACATTCAGAGTCACATCAACTCCTGGCCCTAAACAAGTATCGTTTGCATCTACAGAGATTATTGATTTTGGTAGATCATTAGGAGGAAGTAGTAATAATATTACAGTTGGTTCTGCAACATCAGATGCGTCAATGTCATTTATTGGCCCTGCGATTGGTGTCACACAGATTTCATATGACATTACAAGTGGCATTGCAACAGTTGGAACTGGTATTACTGCACATGGATTACTTGCTGGATCTAAAGTTAAACTAGCTGGTGCTGGTCAAACTGCATATAATGGTGTCTTTATTGTTAAAGAAAATGTAGGACTCAATACATTTACAGTTAATCTTGGTGTATCGACTGTATCTGCACCGACTTTATCTGGTTCAGTATTTGGATTCCCTGGCGGATATTCATCTGCTGATGGTGCAATTAGTGCTGATGATGAGAAGATTGGAAGTAGAATGTCTAATTTCTTTGTTGGAATTACCACAACACTTTCATCTGGTATCACATCCACATCATCTTCAATTGTTATTTCAGATGCAAGTACAAGTGGATTGAACATTGGTGATTACATCATGGTCAATGATGAGATGATGAGAATTAAGAACACATCAATTAACTCTGTATTCAGAGGTGTGTTTGGAACTAAGTCAACAAACCATATATCAGGAACACAGATCAAGAAAGTTCGTGTGGTTCCTGTTGAATCAAGAAGAAACTCACTCATTCGTGCTGCAAACCAGACATTTGAGTATGTTGGATTTGGTCAAGGTAACTACTCTGTTGCTTTACCAGAGAAACAAACTAAGGTTCTATCTACAGAAGATCGTAAGTTAGGACAAACACAGAAGAGAGGTGGAGGACAAAACTTCTACACTGGTTTAAATGATGTTGGTGAATACTTCATTGGTAACAAGGTTATCAAGGGAACAACAGGTGAAGAAGAAATATTTGATGCACCTATCACATCTGTAACTGGTGAAGGACATGATGTTTATAAGACAGATACAGATGCAATCAAAGTAACTGGTGGTGCAAACAAAGATGTATTATCAGAGTTCAACGGCCCATCTATCTTTACTAATAAAGTAACATCCACATCTGTTGATGGTATTGAAGCAGTATCATTACAATTACAGGGTGATGGTAAGGTTGCTAGAAAGATTACAGTCGGAATCGCAACACCGTCAGTCGGTGGTGCTGCTGGAGATGTGGTTCTCACTACCAAACCATCTCAGGGTGGTTATGCTGGTTGGGTTTATACTACACAAAACACTTGGAGAAAGTTTGGTCTTGTGTCTAATGATCAAGATTCAGTTCATGTTAGTGTTGATAAGATTGGTATTGGAACCACATCGGTACAAGGAAGTCAATTAGTTGAAATTAACAGTGGTTCTATTAATGTTCCTTTAGTTATTAGTAGTAGTGACTCTATATCAGGAATTAAACTTAGAAATGGCTCCTCTGAAACAGAAATTGTTGGAGTTGGATCTGATTTTCAAGTTCGTCCAGAGGGTCAAGAGGCTCCCGTAATTCAAGTTAAAGGAAATGGTAATGTAGCGATTGGATCTCACACTCCGAGTGAGAGATTAGATGTTGATGGAACTATAAAGGCGACTGAATTTACTGGAGATGGTTCTGCACTCACAGGTGTAATTGGAATCGGATCTGGTATTACAGTTAAGGATAGTGGAAGTGCGGTTGGAACTGCTGCGACAGTTAATTTTGGAGATAATCTATCAGTTCAATTCTCAGTTGGTATTGCAACTATTGTTGGTGCTGCTGGAACAGATAATATTATTACGGATAAGTTAAATGTTACAGGTATTTCAACCCTTCAAAATGATGTTCTGATTGGATCAGGAGTTACTTTAAGTCCTGATGGAGATATATTTGCAACTGGTATTACAACAGTCGGTATTCTAACTGTTACAGGTCGTGTGAGAATTGGTGGAGACTTAGATGTCGCAGGCGATATTACATACGATGAAATCACTGGTAGAAATCTTAATATCACAGGTGTTTCAACTCTTAGCAACACTTTACAAGTCGGCACAGGAGTCACTGTAAGTCCTGATGGTGATGTATTTGCAACAGGCGTAACCACATCAACCACATTCGTTGGAAACTTGACAGGTAATGTCACAGGTGATGTCACTGGTGATGTCACTGGAACTGCAACAAACGCCACAAACGTTACTCTTGCTGATGAATCAACAGATACAACATGTAACGTGTTGTTTGCGACAGGTGCAACAGGAAACTTACCACCTAAGACTGGAACCAACCTCACATTTAATTCAAATACAGGTGATCTTACAGCGACAAGTGCAACACTTGAACATACAACTGTTGGATCTGCCGTCACATTAAGTGAATCTGGAATCAATGTCGTTGGTATTATAACTGCAACAACATTCAAAGATATGAATGGAGTCGGTATTAATACTGCTAACGTAAGAACAGGTATTCTAGATGTTGCTGGAATTGCAACATTCAGATCAAATACTCTTGTTGGATCAGGAATCACTCTAAGTCCTGATGGAGACGTATTTGCAACTGGTATTACATCAATTGGATCAGGAATAACTCTAAGTCCAGATGGAGATGTGCTTACAACTGGTATTACAACGATTGGTAAGAGAGTTCTTGGAATCTCAACAAACAACATCATACCATTCTTATATAATAACTACTCAGATCTACCATCTGCATCCACATATCATGGTGCATTTGTTCATGTTCACGTTGCTGGTAAGGCATTCTATGCACACGCTGGTGCTTGGACTCAACTGGTTAACGTAGGATCAGACCTTACAGTTGGTCTTGGAACTGAGAAATATAATGTTGGTATTCTAACTGCAACCACAGTTAAAGTTGGATCTGGAGTTACACTGAGTTCTGATGGAGACGCATTTGTAACTGGTATTTCAACTGCAACCAAGTTTGTTGGTGATCTATCAGATGCAGTGACATCTAGATGGTCAGTTGTAAACAATGGATCATCTTCATATCGTTTCACAGGGCCTGGCGGACTTGATGGATCAGCTGACAACTCAACAATTTACGTTGCAAGGGGTCAAACATATGAGTTTAACGTGAACGCAAGTGGTCATCCATTCCAGATACGATCATCAGATGGAGGATCTGCTTATAATACTGGAGTTACAAACAATGGAGCAGCAGTTGGAGTTGTTAAATTTGAAGTTCCATTCGCTGCACCAGCACAATTATTCTACCAGTGTACAAATCACAGTGGAATGGTTGGAATACTTTCAGTTTTCCCAGCAACTTAATCTCATAAATAAAAAGAAAAGGGTGGAGAGTGAAACCCAATGGCAGTAAATAAGAATTTTGTAGTCAAAAACGGCTTAGAGGTAGATACTAATACTCTCTTTGTCGATTCAGCTAACAACAGAGTTGCGATAGGTACAACAGTTCCCACCGCAACTCTTGACGTGCGTGGAAAAATATTATCAGATAGTCAAGTAGAAAGTTGGGTTGGTAAGTTTGTAGGTATCGTTACAGCTGGTTCAGTTGGTGTCACAACGATGACCACACTTGATGCGGTTGTTACTGGATTCTCAACACTTGGAAAGGCCAACGCCACATCATTAAACGTAAGTGGATTTTCAACAGTTCAGTCATTGACTGCAACTGATATTTCTGTATCAGTTGGTGCAACAGTCACAAAAGATTTAAATGTTGGTGCTGCTGCAACAGTCGGTGCTGCATTGACAGTTACAGGTGGTGCTAAGTTTGCAGCTGATTCAAGATTTGAAAAGGCGTTAGAGATTGGTGAAGATCTTAATGTTGGTGCTGCTGCAACTATCACAGGTATTTCAACATTTACAGGTGCTGCTAAGTTCGCTTCTAATTCAAGATTTGAAAAGAGTCTTGCAATCGGTGAAGACTTAAATGTTGGTGGTGCAACAACAGTTGGTGGTGCATTAACTGTTACTGGTAATGCATACTTTAATGGAAATCTTGATATTGGTGGTGACTTAACCTTTGATGAGGTTAATGCTCGTAACGCAACCATTACAGGAATTGCAACGATTGGATTTACCACCACAGCAAATGCCTTTGTTACTGGTGTAACTACAACCTCAAAGTTAAATGTAACTGGAGTTGGTACAGTTGGATTCCTGACTGCAACAAACGCTTTCGTATCTGGAGTTGGTACAGTTGGATTCTTGACTGCTACAAACGCATATGTCTCTGGTATGACCACATCAGCATTATTAAATGTTGGTATGGGTGCAACAATGGTCAAGGTACAGGGAACACCAGCAACTAGAGTTGGTATCAACTCAGTCGGCCCTGCATATACACTAGATGTAGATGGTGATATAAATAGCACAGGCACAATTCGTCAGGCTGGATCTAGCGTCTTAACCACTGCAAGTGGTGACGCAACCGCACTTGCAATCGCTTTAGGATAATCACAAAATGGCAAACACCTTTAAATTAAAAACAAAAGCAAATGTGGGAGTGACCACAGTGGGAATATACACTGCTCCTGCCGCAACAACAACCGTTGTGATTGGTATTACAATGGCAAATACTTCTGGGTCTGGTGTCAATGTAGGAGTTGGAATTACTCGTGCAGGGACTACTGAAGATATAAAATTACTTAAGAATGCTCCATTACCACAGGGTTCATCACTTGAATTTATGGCTGGAAACAAGGTGGTATTAGAGGCAACAGATACTTTAACTGTAGATAGTGATGTAAACAATAGTGTTGACACCGCCTTAACAATTATGGAGATTACATAAGATGTCACTGACCAAAATTGGAAGTATTGGTGTTTCGACTGGTATTCAATTTGCTGGTGTCACTACTATTGCAACATTAAACTCTTCAGATAATGTTCTTTCAGTTGGTGGTACGGTAAATTTTGTCAGTGATGTTTCAATTGGTGGCACAGTTTCAATTGCTGGAACTTTGACGTATGAAGACGTAACTAACGTAGATGCCGTAGGACTTATAACTGCAAGAAATGGTGTCGTAGTTGGTAGTGGAATAACTTTAAGTAAGGATGGTGATGGATTCTTCACAGGAGTCACAACTGCAACAACTTTCGTTGGTGCTTTAACAGGAAACGTAACAGGAAATATAAGTGGAGGAACCATTGCTGGATCCACAGGAACTTTTACAGGTGATGTAGATATTGCTGATAAGATAATTCACACTGGTGATACAAACACTGCAATCAGATTCCCTGCTGCTGATACAATTACAGCAGAAACTGGTGGTAGTGAAAGAATTCGCATCAAATCCGATGGTAGTTTACAAGTTCCAATAGGAAGCAATATAGAAATTGGACAAATAGCATCTAGTAGTCACGCAGATGGTAATGCTGGTAGTGTTCTTCTTGGAATTGAAGATGGTGGCGGTGCCATGTCTGGAGTTAAAGTAACAAATGTTGATGCTGGAACTTATAATGATCAAATAGTAACTTTTTTAACAGCACAAGGAGGAGTTTCTACACCAACTGAAAGACTTCGCATCACATCAGGTGGAGAAGTAGGTATAAATTGCACTCCAGCTGGAATGTTTGAAGTTCAAAAGAATGGTGTACCAGCAATTATATCAAATTATAACAATTCAAAACACATTGGGATGAGTGTTGGTGGCAGTGGTGGTGGATTCACTCAAACTACTGGTAATTTCTTTGCTTTTCAACATCAACCATATGCAGATAGAGGAACTGATAATAATTTAACAGAAAGACTTCGCATCGCATCAGATGGTAAATTATCCATAGACAGAACTCATGCGTCAGCAACAACAGGTAATCATCCAGCTTTAGATATTGACACCTATGCAAATGGAACTGCTGGTGCTTCATTTGCAACTGGTATTGACTTCCGTGTAGCAGGAGTTCATAAGAAAAGATTAGTAGTTACAAATACAGATTCTAGTGCAGGCACTGGTGATTGGATATTCTATCGTGATCAAGGTAATAATGTAGGATTGAAAATCAGTTCTGCTGGACATGTAACAAAACCAGAGACACCATCTTTCTTTGCAACAATTAACGGAGGAGATAACACTACAAATAACGGTGATACAATACCTTTTAATGTTGTTAAACATAATAATGGAAGTCATTTTGACACTAGCACTTACAAATTTGTAGCACCTGTATCTGGATTTTATTATTTCTTTGTGCAAATATGGGCAAAAAATTCCACAACTAATGCAAGATTCCATTACCGTATTGAAGATGCAAGTAATAGTTATGCTGGTAATAATATAACTCAAAATGGTTTTCACGCTAATAGTGTAAACAATAATGATCGTGCCACATCAGCATCTGTTGTTTACCAGATGGATACTGGTGATCGCATATTTGTTCAAGTTGACAATACTAACCTTACTTACTACACTGCTGGTGCATCAGATCCTCATACATATTTCTGTGGATACCTGATAGGATAATCATTTTGGTTAATTTAATAATTGACATCATCAAAACTATGATATATAATAGAGATAAAAGTATTTTTTAATTATGGCTGAAGGAATCGATCATTCAACTCATCTTAAATCACTTGCTGACCAGCAAGTTGCACTTTCTAATGAGATTGAAAAGAAAAGAAATTTATTAATGAAAGTCACAGGTGCAATTGAGTATCTTACCGAAATCGGTGTGACTTTACCAAAAGAAGAGGAGACAACTCCAGAAACAACCACAGAACCAGAGGTTGTTGAATAAATAACTAAAAAGAGATAAATGGCACTCACCAAAGTCACAGGACAAGTAATAAAGAACACCACAGACGTTACTGTTGGTGTTCTTACAGTCACGAACACACTCGCTGTTGGTGGAACTGTTTCGATTGGTGGTACATTAACTTATGAAGACGTAACAAATGTAGATGCAGTTGGTTTGATTACTGCTCGAAACGGTATTGTAGTTGGTAGTGGTATAACTTTAAGTAAGGATGGAGATGGATTCTTTACAGGTGTTACAACCGCAACAACATTTGTGGGAACAGTAACTGGAAACGTAACAGGAAACGTAACAGGAACTGCATCTGGTAATCCAACATTATCAGGTGGTGTAGATAATAGAGTTGTAACTTCTTCTAGTGCCACCGCATTAACTGGAGAATCAAACGTTAATATTAATGGTGGTATTTTAATTGTAGGTCATACTGCATCAACATCCACATCTAATGGAGAGGGCCCATTTGTACAGGTTAAATCAACAGATAGTAGAGGTGGTGCTAGTTTTATAAGGCATAGTGCGGATGCTGCTGGCAGTGGTCTTTATATCGGTAAATCAAGAAATGCAACGATTGGATCAAATACTATTGTTCAAGATGATGATGAATTAGGAAGAATTACATTTAGTGGTGATGATGGAACCGATATTAATAGTGAAGCTGCAAAAATAATTGCTTCTGTGGATGGAACGCCAGGTTCTAACGATATGCCTGGCCGTCTTCAGTTCTATACAACTGCTGATGGTGCAGCATCACCAACGGAAAGAGTTCGCATCACATCAGCTGGCAGAGTTCTCATAGGCGATGACACTGCTGAGAACACAATTGGATTGAATGCAAGGGTTCAAACATTTGGGACAGACGCAAGCACAAGTTCTGTTGCCATTAGAAGAGGTAGTAATGATGCTCAAGGAGCATTTCTTGTGTTGTCAAAATCTAGAAACGCATCTGTTGGATCACGCACGATACTTAATAATGGTGACGAAGTAGGAAATATATTCTTTGTTGCTGATGATGGTACTGACTTGATTTCAAATACTGCAGCAATAAAATCACAAGTTAATGGAGCTCCAGGCGCAAATGATACACCTGGCAACCTTTCTTTCTGGACTACTGCTGATGGTGCAAATACAGCAACTCAAAGAATGACCATCGACTCAAGTGGTAGATTGCTTTTAGGAGCTACTTCTTATGGAGGTGGTGGTACTTCTCCTGATGTATATATTTCAAGTACAAGTGGAAGACAATTAAAAATTCATAATACTAATTCTTCAACCTCATCATTACAGTTAACTAATGCTGCTACTGGACAAGGTGATGATAACGGTTTACAAATTGCAGCACTTTCTGATGGAACTGCATATTTTAATCAAGTAGAATCTGCACCAATGCGTTTTGATGTTAATGGCTCAGAACGTATGCGTATTTTAAGTGATGGTGCTGTTTGTATAAATGCTACAGCAAGACCTGTTGTTGGAACAGAATATTTAGGAGTGCAGGGTGGTAGTGCTAGTAATACGGTTGGTATAGCTGCAGCAGTTTCACATAATGAAGGTATTCCATTTTTTGCTTCAAACTCTTCTGACAGTTATTCTGACAGGCTCATGCGTTTTGCCGCAGGGTCAGGTGGTAATACTAGAGGAACAATCACCTTCAATGGTTCTGTTATGGTTTATGGAGGAAGTTCGGATTATCGCTTGAAAAAAAATGTTACATCAATATCTGATGGTATTACAAAACTAAAAAACTTAAATCCAATTCTTTTTGATTGGATTAAAGAAACAGACAACAATAATGTTATGGGATTTTTAGCCCATGAAGTAAAGGAGATAATGCCACAAGTCGTTACAGGAGAAAAAGATGAAGTTGATTCTGAAGGCAACCCAGAGTATCAAGAAATTGATCTTGGTGGTATGTCACCATTAATAGTTGCTGCATTACAGGAAGCTATTGCTAAAATTGAAACATTGGAAACAAAAGTTGCTGCACTAGAAGGATAATTGACAACTAAGTCTTTTCATAAATACTAAAAAAAGGGGGAGAGTGAACCCGAATGGCATACATCGGAAGAGCGTTAGTACAGGGTAATTACATTAAACTGGATGATTTACAGTCACAGTTTGATGGTACGAAGACGACATTTAATTTAACATCAGGTGGTAGTGCATACACACCTGGCTCTGCGAACACTTTATTAGTGTCGTTGGGTGGTGTTATACAGGAAGCAGTATCAGCATTTACGGTAGTCAATGATCAAATAACTTTTTCAAATCCGCCAACATCAGACGCAAACATCTTCATTATTGCGTTAGGTTCAGCGGTAAGTATCGGCACGCCTGCTGATGGGACAGTTGATTCTACAAAATTAAATAGTTCCTTTGGTGAGTATAGTGGTATTGGAACCATTATAATGACAGGTATCGTCAGTGCTACGAGTATTCGTGGTGATGGACGATTTCTAACTGGAGTATCTGCTGGTAAGTTTATTACAGAAACTGCTGGTATATCTACAAATACATCTGTTGGTATCAACACCGCAACTGTTGATGATAATGATCTCACAGGAATCGGTAATTCATTCAAAGGTTTATACATAGGTAACGGAATGGTTATACATGATAATGAACTCACAGGAGCTCATTACATCGGAACTAACTTCCGAGGTATGATGGCAGGCCCAGTATCAATCGCTGGAACTTTGACCGTTGACGGCAACTACGTTGTAGTCTAAATAGTAAAACAATAGGGGGAAAGTGAACCCAAATGACTGTAGTAAATCCAAAAAGTATATCTGGCATTAATAGTATCACCACTGGAAGCGGTAGTGATGACTTGTTGACGATTCATACAAATAACGGCACAGAAAGATTAAGAATAGATAGCACAGGTGCGACAAAAATAGTCACAGGTATTGTTACAACTCTAACCGTTACAACAGGAATTGTAACTACCCTGACTGCAAACACAGTTACTTCTCTTGGTGCTGTATCAGGAACCACAGGAACATTTAGTGGAGCTGTATCAGGAACCACAGGAACGT